ATCAGCTTAGCCTCACGCAGAGCACCTGGTTGTCGACGGCCTGGCTCAGGTCGGCGTCGTCGCCCAGGACCTCGAACCCCACGGCGTCGCCGCTCTCGGCGGTCACCAGGAGCCGGTCCCCGGAGCTCACCCTCCTACCGTGGGGCAGGAAGACGCTCCAGTCGGCAGCCGATCGCTCTCGCTCCCCCGGTACCCCGACGCGAGGCCGGTTGGGGTCGGCCTCAGCTCGGCAGGGCACCGGGTCAGCGTCGGGCGTGTAGGCCGTCTGGGAGCCACCGCGCCCGTTCGACTCGGTGCTCCGTCGATAGATGATGCACGTGGACGGGTACGAGCTGTCCACGATCCCACGAAAGTAGGACAGGGTGGCGTCGTCCAGGATGAAGCCCATCAGAACGCTAGCTCCTCTGTCGGGTAAGATCGGATCTCCGGCTGCCGCTCTGGGTAGTGGCTGTAGCCGAAGCCCTGGGCCAGGTAGGCGGCGAAGCAGGCATCACTAGCCAGGAACGGCTTGGCCAGCTCGCACCAGGCGTCAGCGTCGACCGAGGCCGTGGTCACCTTCCCTGGGTCGCTAAACTGGAAGCGCGTCGTCCCCTGGGAGAAGGCGATGAGGGCGCCGGCCGGCCGCGTCTGCGGAAGGCGACCCCTCAGCGAGTCGGCGACCAGGTACGCCAGCCCTCGATCCACGGCCGGGCGGACGGCGGCGTCGGTCTGGCTATACGTCCAGCACGTCAGGAGGGCCTGGTAGTAGTCGACCACGTAGCCGAACTCTCGGACGACCTGGTCGTCGGGAAGCTGCTCGGCGGTACGCTGCAGCAGGTCCCTCACGATGGTGCCGACGTCGGTGAAGGTGGCGAAGGCCCGGTCCGTCTCCAGGAAGGCCTCGCTGTCCTCCACCACGGTGTAGCGCCAGTTCAGATCGTGCCATCCTCCGACGGTGGGGGAAAATGTCATAGAGAGAGAATGGAGGAGCGCCGCCGTGTCCGCCGACGGTGAGCTGGCCACCGCGTGAGAGGTGGGCACCAACTGGTCGTCGACGTCCTCGCCGGTGATCGAGGCCAGCGTGACGCTGACCGCTCGGCTGACGTCATGGGTGACGGTGGAGGCGCTCCCTACCCTCATTCTCCCATCTTCTCCTTGATGGCGGCGCGCAGCTGGTCCTCAGGCAGGTTGACGGCGTCGGTGACTTGGGCCGCCTCGGGCAGGGTGAGCAGCTGCTCTCGGTTCATCTTATCGACGTCAACCTGGTTGACGGCCGGCACCTGCTTACCGGTACCAGCAGAGCTGGACGCGGAGGAGCGAGAGGGGCTCTTCTTCTCCTCCTTCTCCTGCTTGATCGGCAGCCCGTTGGCGTTAACGAGGATCCCGTTGACCAGGTAGGCACCTCCGGGGACCGTCTCGTTGATCTGCTGAAGCTCGGTCAGGTTGGTCTCGGCCATATTGGCCTCCCTTTCTTGGCTATGATGAGGGAAGGCCCGAAGGCCCTCCCGGACGGTCAAGGTCATCAGATGCTCGGCGCGCTGTAGGTCGTGCTGGCTACGATCTGGAGGCAGGCCGCCATGTGGCGCTGCCAGACGCCGACGCCGTAATCGCGGGCGAGGGTCTCCGCGTAGAGCGGGAAGTCATCCGTCTTGATCCGGCCGCGGAGGCCGAGGTCCGACAGGGCTCCGCCTGGGCGGGTCCGGTAGGCCAACGGCTTCATGTTGCCGGCGCCCTTGTCGACGCAGAGGAGGTAACCGGAGGGGATCCACGGCTTGACGTAGACCTTGGCGGCGCCATAGATGCCGATCGCCCGGTCCTCGGGAGTGTCCAGGTCCAGCGTATCGTCGATGGCGTAGACGGCAGTCTGGGACTGTCGGATCCGAACATCCACGTAGGGGGTGAACTCGTTGGCGCCGTTGAAGCCGCGGATGGCCGCCTCCTGCGCCAGGTTGATATAAAGGCACAGCTCGCCGACCCGGCCGTGCTCCAGGACGTTGTTGACCAGAGCCGTGACGGCCGTGTTGGTCAGGCTGGCGTTGTTGGTGGCCGTGTAGTGGGTGTGGGTGCCAGCGTTGAAGGCCTGCATCTCCGGGCCGGGCATGACCTGCTCGCCGTCGGCGTTGATCAGGGCGCGGAGCTTCAGGGTCTTGTTGTCGATCTTCCTGTCCTTGTAGGTCAGGTTGTTCGCCGGGTTGAACAGGCGCCGGGCGATGTTGAGCCGGATACCCTTGAGGTCGCCGCCCTTGATGGCGGTGACCTGCTCAACGAGCTGGCCGGGCGTCTGAACCTGGGCATAATCCCAGGTCCAGCCGACCGATCGGCCGTAGCTGGACAGAGGGAAGCCCATGGTCGTGGCGAAGCCAAGCTTCTGGGTGTCAGGCCGGCCGAACTCGTCGATCTCCTCGACGGTCATGTCGTCCTGGATCCCGTACTGCTCCTCGCGCTGGTCGGTGACCCAGCAGAGGTCGGGGATCATCTCGGTGTTCACGAGCTGGTTGTGGTAGTTCAGGTCCCGCTCCACCAGCGCGTAGGTCTCGGCCACGCCAAACTGCGCGATCGTGAGGCCCTGCGCCAGCGCTAGCGACTGAAGGGTATCGGAGACCTGTAGGGTGCCCCAGTTCATATCTTTCGCCCTCCTTATAGGCTAGTCGTGTGGTCAGTAGCTCTTCTTGACGCGCAAGCGCGGCACCTTGGAGACCGACGAGAAGGTCAGGGAGTTGTCCGGGATGCCGCGGGCGATGACCTGTGTACCTCCTGTGGAGGGGGCGTCAGCCAGTCCGCCGGCGTTGGTGCCGGAGAGGTAGTAGGACTTGCCCGCCACGACGTTGGGGCCGTAGCCGATGGCCACGTTGTCGTAGAGGGTGCAGGTCTCGCCGGCCGACACGTCCTTCATCGTCCAGCCGTCGACGAACGCCGCCGCGTTGGCGGCCGCCCCGGTGGAGATGTTGACGCTGCCATCGGTGCCGAAGTAGCAAGGGGTGCACGCAGGGATGGCGGTGGCCGCCACGCCGGAGCCAACTCGACAGTTACTCGGCGGCTCGGGCGTGGAGAGGCCAAGGCCAGTGGTGGGTATCGCAAGCTCAGCCATATCTTCCTCGCTTAACGCGAGGAGCTTAAACCTTGTACGAGCCGGTCTTTCGTCGCCCGGCCAGCTCCTTCTCGTCATCCGGGGTCAGCTTCTTCCCAGGTGGCGGCGTCCCTCCGTTCTGGCCGGAGTTGTGGATGCCGGTGTGGCGCTGCTGGTTCCCGCGGTTGAGCTCGAAGTTGGGGGCCGTCGGCGGCTTTAGCTGCTCCGCCATCTTGGCCGCGTCTTGGTCTAGCTCCTGCTCGGTCTCGCCGACCAGACGAACGTGCCAGCCCTCAGGTAGGGAGTGACGCTGGGCCACGCGAAGGCGGAGGGACTCGGCCTCACGGGCGGCGATGGCGGCGTCCTGCTCACGGATCCGAGCCTGCAGCGCGGCGTTGGTGGCCTCCATGTTCTTGGCCACCTCCTCCCACTTGCCCTGCTCCTTCATCCGCTGCGCCTCGGCGTCGCGCTCAGCCTGCACCCGCTGCCGCTCCAGCTCCTCCTTCGTGGAGCTCTTAGCGTCCTCCACCCTCCGATCAGCCTTAGCCCGCTCCTCCCCGATCTTGGAGGAGATCAGGGCATCGATGTGGGCCTGCTGCTCGGCGGTGAAGGTCACCTGCTGGGACTGCTGCTTCTTGTCGTCGGTCTGCTGGGTTGGTGTTCCCGCGTTTCCGGCACCGGGCGCGCCGCCCCCAGGCTGCTGGCCGGTGTTTTGACCTGCCCCCGCGGCAGTCCCTTGGCCAGGCTGGGTACCTGTGTCGCTCATCGTACTCTCCTACGGTGGTGGGTCGCTCAGCGTCGAGCCGTGAGGCTCGGCCTGAGCCCGTCGTGGCGATAGAGGCTCCCCTCCTCCACGACCTGCGGGTGCTCCCGGCAGATCTCCTGGAGCTCATTGGGGGTGAGCTTGTCCCACGATCGGTGGCCATGGACCATGAGGGTGGCGATCCCCATGCACAGCAGGGCGGTCACGACCACCATGTCTCGACCAAAGATGACGGCCTTTCGGCGTACCTGACTCATGATGACCTCCTCGTTCGAGCTTGCTCGGCCATCTTCGTCGCGAAAGGCGGTAAAGCAGGGTGTTGACGGTTACATCATACCGTAAAATTCAGGGAATGTACATACCTGGGCCTGGTAAGGGCGAAAATTTTCCAGGATTGTTGATAAATTTGGTGGTTAGGAGCCACCCTGGACGCCGGGAGCGGCCGGGGGAGGCTCGCTGGCGGCGGCCACCTGCGCCTGCATCGTCGCCACGTCCTGCTGGCGCTGGAGATCGCGCCGGTGCTCCTCCTGCTGGGCGGCGAGGAGCTCCTGGATCTCCTGGTCGGTCCACCCCCTCTTCTTGAGGTAGATGGTGGTGGGGATCCCGGCCTGGTTGGCCGAGACGGCCGCGTCCCAGAAGGTCTTGTCGGCCATGGCCATGGTCAGCGGGTCCCGCCGCTCGACGTCCTCGAAGAGGGCCTTGATCATCGAGGTGTCCGGTGACTCGCTGAGGCCGAGCCTCGCGAAGACGTTGGCTACCTCCATCGCCCGGTGCCCCACCTCGACCCAGGCCGGCTTCACCTTGGCCACCTGCTTTCTTAGCTTCATGACCAGGGGCTTCTCGGCCTGCCAGAGTGCCTCCCCTGAGGGCCAGTCGCCGCCGGTGATGAGATGATAGGGCGTCCGGGTCATGCGGCAGACCGCCTTCAGCTTCATCTCGTAGAGGTCGATCAGGGCCCCGATGTCGCCGGCCGGGAAGTGGCCGTACTTGGCGTCGGGGTTGTCCGAGTGGTGCCAGACGCCCGGGGCGTTCTGGGGCTTGATCGGGATGCCGGTCTTGGGGTCGTTCTGGATCGGGACGCCGGCCATCCAGTACATCTGGAAGCCAGTGAAGCGCCCGGCCGCGGTGGAGTCGTAGTGGGAGTCGTTGATCTGGTCCTGGAAGCCCATGACGCCGCCGTCGAGCTCGGAGCGGCCGTAGTTGCCCGGGCCGCGCCCGCCGTTGGCGAAGTGGACCACGGGGATGTGGAGAGGCGAGCCGTCCGGCTTTAGCCAGTCCTCATAGGAGGAGGCCGGCTCACCGGGGAGGTTCCATGGCTGCCAGACGTCGGCCAGGGTGCTGCGCCCGTCGGCGATCCAGCGCTCGAGGTGGTCCTCGTACCAGATGACACGACGGCGGGTGCCGTCGACCTCCTCCCACTCCCGGACCGCGTAGAGGGGGAAGCCACGCTTGTCGTAGCCGATGAAGATGCCCTCCTGGCCGTCCCACCACTCCTCACGGGTGAGGATGACCCGCTGATAGTCGTTGTCCCAGCTCACGGTGATGGCGAAGTCGCCGTCGCGGCAGACGGCGTAGTGGGCCTCGGCGCTCTCGCTCTCCAGGTTGTTCTGGACGTAGAGGTCATCCAGGTAGCCCTGCTCTCGGTCGGTGGCGACCTCCCAGCCCTCGAAGACGAGGCGGTCGGCGTCGGTGGCGATGATCTGGTGGGAGACGTTGTCGCAGAATTTATGGCCGAGCAGGCCCTTGAGGGCCGTCTTCTGGCCGTCTGTGAGGAACGGATCCTGGACGCCGTCCGCGTAGTCCCGGAAGGACTGGATGTCCTCTGGGGTCTTGCGCCACGCGTCCCGGTCAAGCTGGATGCGGCGATGGATGTCGGTGCCGGGACCCCGGACCACCGTGAGGGTGGGGGTGCCGGGCGCCGAGACGGCGACGACGCGGGCCCGCGGTCGGGCGGCTGCCATGTTGTTGTCCTCCGAGTGTCAGGTCGGTCTCTGCCTACATTATATCACGTATCGTATGCCGTGGCACACGCCATGTCACACGGGTGAGCGAGGTGGGACCACGGTCAGGTCGCGCTGGACCGCCTCAAGGAGGAGAGCCCAGTCGGGACGATGGCCGGAGAAGGTGTCGTGGCCGACGTAGCCGTGCACGTGGATGGGGGCGAAGGTCAGGGCCAGGGCGTCAGCACGGTCCGGGGAGCGGCGGAGCACCTCACGCATGGTGTCCTTGTCCATGACCTTGATCTTGCCCCGCACCACCTGGTAGGTGGCGGCGCCGAGCTCCTCCTCCAGGCGCTCATCCGGGGGGAGCATGGCCGGCGCGGTGCGCAGCCACTCCCTCAGGGACCACCACAGCTGGTCACGGAGGAGGCCGAACTCGCCCATCTCGCTCTGGTAGGTCGGGGAGGAGGTCACCATGACCCGCACCACGCTCTGGCAGCCCAGCTCCTTCATGATCGGCCAGACGCCGGCCCCGAGGCCGTTGGCGTCCACCAGGCAGGCGTAGGCGTTGTGGGAGATGGCGAGGGCCGCCGCACGGCGCCCGGTCTGGATGACGTCGACCCCCTGCCACCCCTGGAGACGGGAGAGGAAGTTCTCGTACCGGAGGGCCGTCATCGACCAGTCCGTCCCCATCTCGCCCACGTCCTGGCCGAGGTAGGGCCGCACCCCGACCGGCGGGGCCTCGCCGTAGTTGGCCACGTAGTCGTCCCAGCGCCGCCGGGCGTCGTAGATCCACCGCCGGTCGATGAGCTGGTTCTCGATCGAGGACGGGTACTCACCCAGGACCATGTAGGAGAAGGCCGGGTTGGTGATGACCCGGTGCCCCGGCGGGAGCGGCGGGAACGGCTCCTTGGTGTTGGAGACGCCGACGAGCCCCTCCAGGAAGGAGGGGAGGAGAAAGACGTCCGGGGAGTTGGGCGACTCGCCCTCCAGGAGAGGCCGGGTCCACAGGTTGATGCGACGGAGGGTCACCTCGCGGGTGACGGCGCCAGGGGCGAAGGAGTCGTCGCCGGTGAGGACGTTGGGGTGACGAAAGGCCGAGAGCTGGACCACGTTCGCGGTCCGGTCGCGCTCCATCTCCCAGATCGGGCCGGTCTGAGAGCGGGGGTTGAACATCCAGAGGGCGTGGGCGTCGCCGCCGGACATGCAGGAGTCGACGCCTCGAAAGACCTCGGGCGGGATGGCGTCGGCCTCGTCCCCGACGAAGAGGATGTGGGGAGCGTGCTTCCCCGAGAAGATGGCCTCCCGGTTGGCCGGGGTGCCGGACATCGGGATGGTGAGCC